TACAACACCTCAATTAGTTTTTAGGTCATTAGGAGCTTACGCAACTCATACAATTTCTGTTTATGGTATGGGTGCTTCTTTAGTTACAGCAGGAGGAAATGCAACTTTGAACACAAACTTATACAATGCAATTAATACTTATATGACAAATTTAGTTTAATATGATAGTTTTACATCCAAATACAGAACAATACAATGCTTTAGATGGTTACACAAATGGTGTTTGCAGATTAGAGTTTGTAAAAGATGGGGAAGGTAAATGGTTTATAGGTCTTGATGCACTTACATACGAACCATTTCAGCCAATCCATAACCAATTAAATGAGTTAGAAAGGATTGAATATACACCTTGTATAGATGAGTAGAAAAGAAAAAATAGACTTATTCCTATCAAAATGGGTAAGTAGAAAATTGACTGTTTTCGTGGTGGCTTCTGTTGGTTTATTTAGCGGAGTTATTACGTCAACGGATTGGGTAATTATTGGAACTTCTTACATAACTATTGAAGGGGTTACTACTATTGTTGAACGCTTAATGAAAACAAAAAATGTCAATTAACGATTTAAGATTATATTCATTGAATACACTTACAATGGCAATTAGCTTTTCAAATGTAGAGGCTACTTTAAAAATATTATTACTATGCGTTTCTATTGTGTATACGATAATGAAAACTATTGAATTAATTAAAAATAAAAAAAATGGCAAAGATAACAAAGAACTTTAGTCTTGAAGAATTTAAGTGTAAAGATGGTTCAGATATTCCAAATACTGCACTTTTAAACATAGTTGAACTTGCACGCAATTTAGAAGTATTAAGAACTGCAATAAACAAACCTATTACAATTACAAGCGGTTACAGAAGTCCTAAATACAATGCTAAAATAGGTGGCGTAAAAGATAGCCAACATTTGAGAGGTACTGCTGCTGATATTAAAGTAGCAGGAATGACACCTAAAGAAGTGGCTTTAGTTATTGAAGGACTTATTCAAAGTGGTAAAATGAAAGAGGGCGGAATAGGAGTTTACCCTACGTTTACGCATTATGATATTTATTTTAATGGAAAAAATAAAAGAAGATGGTAGTTATTAAATAAATTCTTCGTATATTTGATGTACTAAATAAAGTATTTTAAATATGGAAAAATTTGTAAAAATAAAAGGATTTGAAAATTACTATGAAATTAGTGATTTAGGTAATGTAAGAAGATTAGGTTCTTCTAAAAATTTAAAACCAATAAATAATGGAAAAGATTATTTAGGAGTTTGTTTATCTGTTAATAGTAAAATAAAAAGACTTTACATTCATAGATTAGTCGCTATAGCTTTTTTAGATAACAAAGAAAATAAAGAAGAAGTAAATCATATAAACGGAGTTAGAACTGATAATAGATTAATAAATTTAGAATGGGTTACTCGTTCAGAAAATCATTTTCATAGATATAAAGTATTAAAACAAAAAGGAACAAATTTTGGTAAAACAGGTGCTTTAAATTGGAGTAGTAAGAAAGTTTATAAGTTAGATTTAAATAATAACATATTACAAGAATATCCAGCTGTTATGGAAGCTATGAGAATTACAGGAATTAATGAAGCTTCTATAAGAAGTTGTATTTATGGTAAACAAAAAACAGCGGGAGGCTTTAAATGGCAATATGCATAAAAGCACGTTGGTAAAATAAAAAAACCGCTACGTTAATAGCGGTTAATTTTGCCAGATTTCGAGTTGAAAAAAAAGCCTTCCTAGGTGCTTTGATTTTGTACATGGCAAATATATAAAAAAATTTTACATTTGTTACAATTAATTAAAAAAATAATTATGTCGGCGCCTAAAGGAAACCAATTCGGAGCAAGTTATAAAAAAGATATAGCAATATCTTATTTAAAAAAACATCCAAAAGCATCAACAATGGCAATAGCCAGAATAATGCACAAAGAAAATCCTATTGATTTTAACAGCGTTGAAAATGCAAGAGCTTCAATTCGTTATTATAGAGGAGAAGCAAAATTAAAAAGCATTTCCATAACTTCTGAACGCTCCGAAGAAACTAAAAAACAATTTATGTCTAAAAAAATAGACTTACCTGAAAGCGACTACGAAAAATGCGAGCCGTTTATAATTCCAAAAGGTCAAAATAACATACTTATTTTATCGGATATACATTTTCCTTATCAAGATAATGAAGCGTTGCAATTAGCTTTACAATACGGACTTGATAACGATGTAAACGCTATTTACTTAAATGGAGATATTGCCGACTTTTACCAATGTTCACGATTTACAAAAGATAGACGTTTACGTGATATGGCTGGGGAGTTAGAAATGGTTAGGAATTTTTTAAAACAACTTCATGAACTTTTTAAATGTCCTATTTATTACAAGATAGGCAACCACGAAAAAAGATATGAAGATTATTTAATGATAAAAGCTCCTGAACTTTTAGGAATAGATGATTTTAAGTTAGAGCAACTTTTACGCTTTAGAGAGTTTGGAGTAACTTTAGTAAAAGATAAGCAAATGGCTTTAGCTGGTAGGTTACCAATTTTGCATGGTCACGAATGGTTCGGAGGTTTTGCACCGCCAGTAAATCCTGCAAGGGGTTTATTTATGAAAGCAAAAGAAAGTTGTATAGTAGGACATCACCATAGAACAAGTGAACATACTGAAAAGACGTTATCGGGTGAAGTTACAACAACGTGGTCAACTGGTTGCTTATGTGGTTTGGAGCCTGAATACGCACCTTACAATAATTATAACCACGGATTTGCACACGTAAAAGTCGCAAAAGATGGTAATTATGAATTGAAAAATATAAGAATTATTAACTATAAAATAGTTTAAAATGAAAATACAAATCGAAGCACACAAAAAAAAGCACACTTTTGAATGTGATTATGATGACTTAACAACAGAAGAAATAATTGAAATAATTACAAATTTATTGATATGTGCAGGTTATGATTATCAAAATATTAAAGATGAATTACAATGAGTGATATAACAAAATGTAGCGGTTTTAATTGTCCGTTAAAAGACAACTGCAAAAGATACAATGCAATAGATGGAATGTGGCAAAGTTATTTTACAGAACCGCCTTATAAAAATGGAAAATGTGAAATGTTTTGGGGTGCAGAAAGTGAAAGTATTTTAAATCAATTAAAGAAAATTACTTTAGGTTGTTTAATCTTAACTTTATTTTCTTGCGGAACAGTTAAAAAGTCAAGTTCAGTTATCGAGGAAAACACAACAACTGAAACCGATATAACAAAGTTTAGTAATAGCTTTACTTTAGAGCCTGTAAATCTTGACAAGCCAATACTTTTAGGAAAAGATACAATTTATAACACTCGAGTTATTTATAACAATTCTAAAGAAGTAATTAAAGAAAAGCAAAATGTAGATTTTAAAGAAGAAAAAAAAGAAAAGCAAGTTGACTATTCAGAAACTATTAAAATAGTCGCAAATCGTTTTATTTGGTTAATTGGAATACTATTTGTACTAATGTTTGTACTGAACTGGATAAAAAATAAAACCACTCTATTTTGAGTGGTTTTTTGATTAAAGTAATTCCCACGCCTTAACCTCTATTTGTTTAAACTCTTTATCTAACTTTAATTGCAAGTCTAAACACGCCTCTATAATTACTTTATTTTTAATAGGTATTTCAGTTCTAAAATAATACTCTATTGTGTCAGGTTTTAATTGCAGTTTACTTGCCATATTATTGACAAATGATTTGCGGTCGATTAGTTGTTGTAGTTTGTGTATCATAGTTTATTTAATTGTTTTTTAACTTCTTGCCAATATTCAATATCTTCATTTATAATAAAGTTACTTTCGCCTTTATATGTTTCTAAATACTCATTCGGAATAGCTTTTAATATTTCATCAACTGCTATTAATGCACAATTTTTAGCGTAAATAATATTAGTCCAATATGCACTATCTGTTTCTTCGGTTCGTATTGCGTAGCAATATTTATTAAATAGTTCTTCCGCTTTTTCTTTTGCTTCCATAATTTTAAGGTTATACGTTTAAATTAATTTTTTATTTTAATGTTATAGGTTTATTTTTATAATATTTTTTAGTTAATTTAATAAGTGATTTTGGTGGATAAGGTATATATTTACTACCTTTTGAATTGCTTTTATTTTCATTAAAAAGCATATTAAATAAAATGAATCCTAACATATTTATTTTGTTTTATATACTATTTGTTCTATTCCTGATGGGTATAAAATAACTCTCGTGTTTGGGATATCTTCTTCATTACCTCCAAAAGTCTTAAATTTATTACAATTATGTATATCGTAATAATCTATTTGAAATCTACCAAAAGATATTTTTTTAATTATACAAACAGGATAATTTGAGAAGTTTTTACTTTTATCTTTTACTCCTGCTTTTTGTGGGCTATAATAAATACCATTTGCTTTTATATATTCTAATTCCATACTTATTTATTTTCCACAAATATACAAACTATTTTAATACAAATAACATAGCAACGTTATTTAGAATAAATATAAATTAACATCATTATGTTGTTTATCTAAAAAAAGATATTATATTTGCTCTATCAAAATAAAACAATTAGAAATTATGGAAAAATTAAATGTAACTACTGAACAATTAAATGACTTTTTTAAATTTATTGAAGTAACAAATATTGAAATTAAAAATACTGAAGATATGCAAAATGCTTTAGAATTTTATAAAGATAGTATGATAAAATTATATAGAAGATTATATAACTTAAATGGTACTATGACAAAAGATGGAAACTTATTAATAGATAATATGTTTTCAAACTTTCTAATTGAAAAAGAAATTAACTAAAAATTAAAAATCAGGGGTGCGACTGTAACGCACAATTA